AAGAAAGAAGGTGACACATGAGCAACGCATATACAGATACATCATCTGGTTCCCTTGGTACTTCTCTAGTACAAACAGCCTATGATCGTTATGTTGAATTCGCTCTCCGTGCTGTGCCTCTCATCCGCGACGTAGCGGACAAGCGCCCAGTACAACAGGCTATGCCTGGTTCGTCTGTAGTATTCCAGATTTACACAGACCTATCACAGGTAACAGCACCACTTTCAGAAGACGTTGATCCAGATGCTGTAGCCCTAGGCAACACAACACCTATCACCGTTTCCCTGAATGAATATGGAAACGCTTCACTTGCTACACGTAAGTTGGAGTTGTTCTCACTCTCAGACGTTGATCCAGCAATTGCTGACATCATCGCCTTCAACATGGCTGACTCACTTGACACAAACGTTTTGAACGTCCTTGTTGGTGGACCAAATGCAATTGCAAAGGTAAACGGCGCAATTGTATCTACCTATGCAGGTTCATACACAAACGGAACCACACAGGCTCTTGTCAAGAATACAGACGTTATTTCAGCAGCAATGATTCGTACAGCAGTTGCAAAACTACGTGCGAACAAGGCTGTTCCACGCCAAGGAGAATACTACTGGACTGGTATCCACCCAGAAGTTTCATATGACCTTCGCTCCGAAACTGGAGCAGGCGGATGGCGCGATGACCATAAGTATGCAGAGAATGGTGCGTCAGAATTCTGGCCAGGCACCATCGGAACTTACGAAGGTTCTATGTTCGTAGAATCACCACGTTTGTTCAACACAACTGATGGTACAGGCGCAACAGGTAACACAGGTACCTTCGGTACATCTGGTTACACATACGGCACAGGCGGAGTACGCGTATTCCGTACACTTGTTGCTGGTAAGCAAGCACTTGCAGAAGCAGTTGCCGAAGAGCCACACGTTATCTTCGGACCAATTGTTGACAAGTTGATGCGTTTCCGTCCAATCGGTTGGTACGGTGTACTCGGCTGGAGCCGTTACCGTGACGCTGCATTGGTTCGTTTGGAATCAACTTCAAGCATCCACAGTTCATAATTGAACTAGTTGTTGTCCTGCCCTCGCACGTGGGGGCAGGCAACAACGCTTACGAAAGGAAGCCATGACATACATTTTTAAAGCCCCAACGGTTGATGAATCACCAGCGGGTTTTAGTCGTTTGTTTTGGCGTTACAAAATTGCACGCGGAGACAGCATTCTTGTCTATGGCACAGCCATTGTACGTGAGCGTACACCTGGCGTTGATGAAACACAAGCAGCAGACTACTGCTATTTGGGTGGACATGAATATGTTATCACTCAAACTGAAGTTGATATTTTAACAAACGGCGGTTATGGCTACTGCATAACCACAACGGCATAGGAGATAAAGTGACACCAGGCAGATATAATATTACTGTTATTAAAGGTACAACTTTTACACTTGCTCCTATTTGGAATATTGATAACCTTGCTGTAAACCTGACAGGTTACAGTGCTGATATGCAAGTACGCGATGTAAGCAACAACCTTATTACAGAAATGTCTGTAGCCAATGGACGGGCAACAATTGCCCCTGGTCTTGGCCAAGTAACTTTTACACTAACCCCTGCTCAGACAACAGCGCTAGCCGCTGGTAATTATTTTTATGCAATTAACTACACAGATTCAGCAAATAATGTGTATCAAATTCTTCAAGGAGCATTTATCGTACAGGCAAGCGTGGTACAATAATGGCTAGCACGGTAAATAGTATTTCAACAGTTTTAATTCCTACAACCACAAATGTTTACAATGTGGCTATTCAAGAAAATCAAGTTATTGAATTAGGACCAGTTGGTCCTCAAGGTATTCAAGGAGCAAGCGGTGCAACAGGACCTACAGGCCCAAGTATTACAGGATCCACAGGCGCTACAGGCAGCCAAGGAAAGACTGGCTCAACTGGCTCCACAGGAAGTACAGGCAGCACAGGCTCTACAGGCTCAACAGGATCCACAGGTTCTACTGGATCTACAGGTAGTACTGGCAGCACAGGGTCTACTGGATCCACTGGGTCAACAGGAGTAACTGGTGCGCAAGGTAACACGGGTAGCATTGGTAACACTGGCCCTACTGGCTCTACTGGCAATACTGGTTCGCAAGGGCAAACAGGTCCAACAGGATCTACTGGAGCGGTAGGTAACACTGGTGCAACAGGAACAACTGGACCAACTGGCAGTACAGGAAATACAGGTGCCACAGGAATTACTGGTCCTACTGGACCAACGGGTAGCACAGGTTCTCAAGGAAGCACTGGGCAAACTGGACCAACTGGAAGCCAAGGTAACACAGGTCCGACTGGAGCCGTAGGCTCTACAGGAGCCATTGGAAACACGGGAGCCACAGGTAATACTGGGGCAATTGGTAATACAGGCTCACAGGGCAACACAGGCCCTACAGGGGCTATTGGAGCGACAGGCTCTACAGGTTCTCAAGGAAATACGGGTGCGACAGGTGCTATTGGCAATACTGGTTCTACTGGTGCCATTGGTGCCACTGGCGCTATTGGTAACACAGGGTCTACAGGACCAACGGGTGCTACGGGAAACACAGGCTCAACTGGAGTTACTGGCCCAACAGGCCCAACAGGATTAACTGGTAATACAGGTCCAACTGGCGCAACAGGTAATACTGGCGCAGGTGTAACTGGTGCTACTGGAGCCACTGGTGCAGGCGGTACGCTAGGCCATTACGGTAACTTTTACGATACTACCACTCAGACCAATGCAGGCGCTACTAGCGCCAACCTTATTACTATTAACACCGATGCTGGTTCAAGTGGCGTAAGCATCGTCTCATCTAGCCAAATTACTTTTACCTATGCTGGTACTTACTCAATAAACTTTTTGGGTCAATTCATCACCACTGGCGGTGGAAGCAACTACCAAGTAAACGTTTGGTATGCCCTTAACGGAACTGCTGTGACTCAATCAACCGCAGTCTTTACAACCTCTGGCGTTAACAACCAAGTCCTTGCAAACATTGAAGACTTAGTAACAGTTAATGCTGGTGACTACATCCAGTTCTACTGGTCATCACAAAACACTTATATGGAATTACTAGCAGTTGCTGCTGGTTCATCTCCGACTCGTCCTGCATCTCCAAGCGTGAATCTTCACGTTGAACAAATTATGTACACCATACTTGGACCGACGGGAGCAACAGGTGCCACAGGAGCCACAGGTAACACAGGTTCAAATGGATCTACGGGAGCGACTGGCGCAACAGGACCAACAGGGCCGACAGGTAATACTGGAAGCAATGGTCAGACTGGAGCGACGGGGGCTACTGGACAAACAGGGGCAACTGGTTCTACGGGAAGCACGGGAGCAACAGGCCCAAGTGCATCGGCGTTAGTTGATATGCTTTGGCTTGGGGCTATGTGATAGAATAGCGTATGCCCAAGATAGCCGTTTATTCCATTTGTAAAAATGAGATTAAACATATTGAGCGTTACGCAGAGGCTACAAAAGATGCGGATTATCGCATTGTAGTTGACACAGGTTCTACCGATGGTAGTCAAGATAAATTGCGTGAATTGGGTATAACCGTTTATCAAATACATTTAGATCCGTTTCGCTTTGATGTGGCTCGCAACACAGCCTTATCACTTGTTCCAGAGGATGCCGATGTTTGCCTTATTCTTGATATGGATGAAGTACCTGAAGAAAATTTTTTCCAGAAAGTACGACGTGGCTGGAAGCCAGGTGTACATCTGGGATGGATCAGTATGGATACTGGGCAAAAGTGGGAAAGGGACAGGCTTCATTCGCGCTTTGGGTGGCATTGGAAATATCCATGTCATGAAGTTCAAATCTACTACGGCAAAGATGAAGTTAAAGATTGTGACATCAGGGGAGCAGTTATTAAGCATCTTCCCGATGAAAGCAAATCCAGAGGATTATATTTAAATTTACTTGAAATGGCAGTCAAAGAATTGCCGCATGATCCGCGCATGTGGACTTACATGTGCAGAGAATATTATTTCCACCAACGATGGCAAGATGTTATTGACGCCGCTCAAAAACAATTACCACTCAATGGCTGGGATGTAGAACAAGCCGCTGTCTGCCGATGGGCAGGTGAGGCTAGTCACCAACTTGGCAAAGAAGATGATGCCAGAGATTGGTATGACAAAGGTGTACAAATTCTTCCCACACAAGGCGAACCATGGTATGGAGTAGCAATTCATGCTTACCGTAATCAAAATTGGAGCAGATGTTTAGATGCTTCTATTAACGTTATGGAACGTACTCGTTCAACCCACTATTGCTACGAATCAGCAATCTGGGACTGGAAAGCCTATGACCTTGCATCAATCGCTGCTTACAACCTCAAGCATATTGATGAAGCAATAGCCTTCGCTACACAAGCGGTAATAGGCAACGGTCCAGAAACAGATCGTATTCAACGCAACTTAGATTTTTTTAGACAGGTGAAGAATGAATCATCAACACACAAGCAAAGTTCTTGAATGGGGCTTTGATGAAAAATACAATAGCATTCCTTCTAAATACGGCTGTGCCGAATGTCATGAAACGTATACCGAATTACCAGTTTATCCAGAAACACCATCGGATCATAGTCAGCATAATGATTATATTGACGGGTGTTTTGCTTGCAAGATTAGGACATTAGAACTTAACACTGGTGACGCTGGACGTTCTGATTCTATGTCTCAAAAAAAGTGGGATGCTGAACTAAACGCTTATGCAGATGCTCGCTCACAGGGCATACAACCCGCTGGTACAACAATGAAAGCAGTTGCTGAAGCCAAGGAAGCAAGCGACAAACTAGGCGCAGCATTTGATGCTGGAGTTATGCCTGCGGCACAAAAGATTACTAAGCAAACCGCTTCTGTAATGAAAGAAACTGGAGTTATCTAATGGCTATGAATGATAAAAAGCAAGACGCAAAAGTTACTAAAGGATTAAAGCCAGCACAAAAGGCAGCCTTTAAAAAAGCCGATGCTGCGATGGATAAGAAGAAGCCATCTGCTAAGGCTGATATGAAAATGGATAAAGCACTTGTAGCCAAGATCAAGAAAGGCAAGTAAATGGCAGCAGCAAAAAAGGGTATGGGCTTCGCAGCCGCTCAAAAGTCAATCGCTAAAAAGTCTGGCGTATCAATGAAGTCAGCAGGAGCAATCCTTGCATCTTCAACTCGTAAGGCTTCACCAGCAGCAAAGAAAGCAAATCCAAATCTAAAGAAGGTAGCAATGCCTCAGAAAAAAGGTGGTAAATAATATGTGCGCTTCATGTGGATGCAATAACAATGCAGTTAAGGCAACTGGCAAACTAGACGGCAAGCCAACTGAAACACCTTATGGTGAGTATGAAGGCGTCGGCGGCACAGTTACATGGCCAACAAAGTAGTCAAAACACGCGGTGCTGCAAAGCAAGCGGTTACTGACACAATTACAATTGGCAATCAAAAGCATGTAATTACCAAAGCCAGCAATGGTGACATTGTTGTCAACCATCCTGGCTCAAAGAAAACAACATTTAAGAAAATTGATTTAACTAAGAAGGCAGATGTTAAAACCATTGCTGGCGGCGTAGCCGCTGTTAAGAAATGGCACAAGACACATCCAACGAAAGGTAAGTAAATGACGACGCCCCCAAGTCTGCAGTACAGTATGAATCGTTTGGCAGGTACATTAGTTAATGACGTACCAACCCTTGATACACAAGGTGCTGCAAATGTTTGGGCTGGTACAACAACCCCTTTGGATACTGAGGGTGCGCTTAACTACCTTTACGGAAAACGTTTTACTCAGCCAAATTACAATATTGATCTGCCAGGAATTTTAAATTCATTGGCTGGCACATATGGTCTTGGCGAAAATCTAGCAGCATCGTTGATAGCATCATGACTTTATTTGTAGACCTTATTGACGAAACTGCTTTATCACTTACTGGTTATACCAATCGCCAGGATCAAGCAACCTACCTAACCGCTCCAATGGCAGCAACCGACCTAACCTTTACAGTTGCCGATGGAACAGTACTAACTCGTGGTTTGGTTGAAATTGATGATGAATTGATCTGGGTTGACTCATTTGACCGTACAACTAACACAGCCACTATTCCAACATATGGTCGTGGCTTTCGTGATACAACCGCTGCAGTTCATACGGCTGGTACACGAGTCACAATTACTCCGTCGTTCCCACGCTCAGTAATTCGTCGCAATTTGCAACAAGCAATTGATGCTGTATATCCAGATTTGTTTGGTACCTATTACACAATTTTTAACTTTCAAGCAGCAGTAACAACTTATGTTCTGCCAGATGAATGTATAGATGTATTGGCTGCCTCATGGCGCACCATTGGACCTTCTAAAGAATGGTTGCCTATTCGCCATTATCGTGTAGATCGTACTGCTAACCCATTGGTATGGAACAGTGGTAAGACTATTTCTATCCGTGAGGGTATTATTCCTGGTCGTCCCGTCATGGTAACTTATACAAAAAAGCCAACTGTTATTCAATATGATAACGATGATTTTTCTATGACTGGTTTATCAGATTCAGCACGTGAAGTCATTGTCCTTGGAGCCGCATATCGTACTGCCATGTATCTTGATTTTGGTCGTGTACCAGCACTAACCGCAGAAGCAGATGCAATGAGTCAATCTAACCCAATTGGTTCAGCAGTCAACATTGGCCGTGCAATTCAAAATCTTTATCAAGCGCGTTTACAAATTGAGATTCGTCGTCTTGAAGCCCAGTTCCCACCCCGCACGCACTACACAAGTTAGGATAATCAGTGACAAGATACTACTCAGCAGTTGCTGTAGACAATACCCTTGGTTCAGCAATAACCAGCGGTTCTACAACAGCAACACTCAATACATCCCCGATTGGTTATCCAAGCAATTTTCCATTTGTGTTGGCGATTGACTACAACGCAGCAACAGAAGAACTTGTATTGGTAACGGCAGTATCTGGTACAACTATTAGCATTACTCGTGGTTTTAACGGATCAACGCCACAATCTCACGCAGTGGGTGCAGTAATACGTCACGTTATTACAGCCCAAGATTTAACAGATACTCAAACGCATTACAATACTGCATTAACTGATGGTGCGCATGGAGTAACTGGCTCACTAGCCACATTCCTTGGTGCGCCAACATCGGCTAACCTAGCCGCAGTAGTTACCGATGAGACTGGTTCAGGTTCACTTGTTTTTGCAACTGGTCCAACAATT